TCTAAAACTGCACCCAACTCGCCGCCGTCGCACACGCGAGAGATCATGAGATAGACCCCAATGCATAAGAAACAACTCGAAACCCTGCTGTATTCGACCGGCGGCGTCATCGCGCTGGTCGTGGTGCTGATCGCCGCCAACTTCATCGTGAGCGCGTTCAACCTGCGCGCCGACCTGACCGAGGGAGACGTCTATACCCTTTCGCCCGGCACGCGCGGCGTGCTGGCCAAGCTGGAGGCCCCGGTCAAGCTGCGCCTCTATTATTCCCAGGGCAGCGAAGCGGTGCCCGTGGGGCTGAAGACCTTCGCCAAGCGGGTCGAGGACCTGCTGAACGAGCCCATAGGCACAGCCTATACACTTTTGCCCGACCCCCCATCAGCGCCAATGGTGTGAAGCGTCATGCGGAACACCATCGACGCCACATCCGCCCCGCATGCCGCCGCGATCGATGGCCTGCTTGTCCTTGTCGTGGCACGTCTTGCACAGCGCCTGCCAGTTGGAGCGACTCCAGAACAGCGCCCTGTCGCCCTTATGTGGCACGATGTGGTCAACAACCGTCGCGGCCGTCGTCCGCCCGATCTGCTGGCACATCACGCACAGCGGGTGCCGCGCCAGGTACTGCTCGCGCGCCTTGCGCCACTTGGTGTCATAGCCACGCCGTGACGCACTCTCTCGCCCGTCCGCCTGCATCACCATGTCACTCGACCCGCACCGGCGCCGTGTCCATCACCACCACCTGCGAGGCCAGCCCATTGCAGCGGTACTCGACCACGGTGCGGATCACGTAGACGCCTGGCGGCAGGTACGCAGGGAAATAGGGGCGCATGATGAACGTCGCCTGCTCGCCCACCCGACGGAAGCCACGCACCGGCTCGCGGTCGAGCGGATGCGACACACCCTCAGCGCCCTGCCCAAGGGCAAAGCGCATGACCTCACCGGGGCACGCGCGCAGCTTGTCGACGTGATAGCGGATCGCGAACCCCTTGCCGCGCTCGATGGGCGTGAGCAGCACAGGATCGGACAGCACCCGTGACACCGGCGTGTACGCATCCATCGCCACGTACAGCACCAGCGCCACCATCAGCGTGCCGATGATGCGCACCGCGAGCCACGCGGCGCCGCTCAGTCGGCAGACTTCGGCGACGAATCCGCTTCGCCTGACCATCTGCGCGCCAGTCGATCCAGCGCCGCTTGCCCCAGGTAGCCTGCCGCGCATACTGCCATCACCGTCGTCGCTACCGGCAGCCCACTCGCCACGCAGGCCAGCAGCGCAAACTCCGCCGCGGCCGACCCGATCAGACAGTCCGCAATCAGACACGGCAGCCCGCTGCGAAACTGGTCGCCGCGCCGCAGCCGCGTGAGGTGGGCGATGAGGCCGAACCAGCAGCCGATGGCGCCCGCCCACGCGAGATCGCGCCACACCGCCACGATCCACACGGCCAGACTTTGCCCATCGGCTCCCACATCATCGGCGTCCCAAAAAGCGCGCAACAAAAAGCCCCGCGCCGGATTTCTCCGGGCGGGGCTCGCTCAGTGTGCGTGGTTTAGCACATTGCTGTGCTAACACGCAAGGGATTTTTGAATTCTGTGCTGTAGATTCATCGGCGTTTTACACCCCTCGCTCCACCCACGCCTCGCCCGCCTCTTTCGCCTCCTCGACAGATGGGAATTTCCCATGCCTGCACGAGAAGCCTTCGCCCTTCAGCCACCGCATCAAATGGGCGTACCCGCCACAATCCTCGACCGTCGCCCAGCGGACGTCATCGGGCGTCCCAATATGGGTGACGCCGTGGAACGGTTTTGTCCAGATCATGGATATACCTCCTCTTTGGAGTACCCGATTTCTACCCGGCGGGATTTCCGTCGCAACTCGAAACCCACGCCCACTGCCCAGGCTCAACCCGCATCGACACCGCCCCATGCGGCGTGTCGACCCAGATAATCAACGAGCCGTCTGCCCGTGGCCTTCGGGTTTGAGGCCGGCGCTGCTCATTGCGGCCCAAGCCCCCGCAGACGGCTGCGGGGCGCCATGTCGGCTGCGTCGATCAGACCGCCAAGCCCTACGCGCGCCAGCTCGCGCAGGGCGTCGGCATGGCTGAAAACTCCCCGCTGAATGCCGAGATCATCGGCACACTGGCGGGCATCCTCTGCCCGCTGGATGGCGGCGTTCAGCCGCTTCTCGCGCCTGACCACTTCCTGCGGCCACGGCGTCGGCATGCTGGCAAAATACGCCCACAGCCGCGCGGCCTCACCCCAGAGGTCGCGCACACGGATAACGCCGTCCCGCGGGCACATGCCCACCGGGCGGTCGTCGGTGCTGGAGCGGCCGGCGCGCTCGCCAGCCGTCTCAGCGTCGCGGCGGAGCGCGAGGTCCGCCATGTATTCGTCGTCGCGCCGCGCGCCCGTGCGCGTCGCTGCTGCGGCGATCAGCGCGGGCAGCGCGCGCTCACAGGCCGCGCGCACTTCCTCGGGGAACAGCAAGGGGATGTCCACGGCGTCCTCCATCGTGGGCGAACCAGTCTGCGCGCTGGCTCATCGCGGCTAAGCATCCTCGTGGGAAGGTGCTTAGCTGGCCGTCCTTGGCTGGCTGTGTTTAGGGTAGGAATCTACTTCCTACCCGGTACACCGTCCCGTAATCGTCCATGAAACCTTCCCGCAGGAGAAATCCCTTCTCCTTCCAAAACTCCGCCGTGACGAGCCGGTCAAGCCGGTTTTCGTCGAACCGGTTCTCGTCTGCGTAGCACCCGGCGTAGACCGCCGGGCGCGGGAGCCGCCGCATTGTGGCGGCCTGCGGTTCTCCGCAGGCCCTGCACTGGTGGTTGGTGTGGGCCGTCCAGGCCCGGCAGATACCGCAAAACATCTCTTCATTACGCAGCATGGTTGCTTCCTCGCGGTTTGCCATGCCCCTGTCTCCCCGAGGCGCGGGTGCCGGCGAAGGGCCGGCGTTGATGGTGTGCCGCGTCCCTGCGGCAGTGGTGATCGACTAGCTTGTCCATTCGCTCTTTGAGTAGAGGCCGCCCTCAACCTCCATGAACCCATCGGCCCCTCCCTGAGCATCGACCTGCAGCGCCAGAGCAACGGTGCACGGCATGACTACGACATCGCCGCTGGCGAACTGCCCGCGCCGGTACATCGGCACGGCGCGGGCGGCTTCCTCGCCGCCATCCATCCACTGCGCCGCATCAGCGCGGGCGGCGGCCGGCGTGGCGCCGGTGCCGAAAATCGCGTGGCCAATCTGATAAACCGCGTAGTGGCTGCTCATCTCTGCTCTCCTCGGCGGCCCATCCGCCTACTGTGAGAAAAGTATACTCGCGTATATTCCAGAAGTCAACACCCCGCAGCAAAAATAATCGCGTATACTGTCGGCATCCACCACCCGGAGCCCGCCATGTCAGAACCATCCGCATCCGTCCTCGCCCGCCGCCGCAACGCGCGCGCCGCCACCGACAAGGCGCGCAGCGAGCGGCGCTTGATCTCGAACATCGCCCTCGACGACGACGGCCGCTCCGCCCGCGACTGGCTGGTGGCGCACGGCTGGACGCTGCGCGCCGCGGTGTCTCAGGGACTGGTGCTGCTCATGCAGCGGGAGCGGGAGGCGGAGATTTTGAAGGGCGGGGGTTGACATGGGATGTATAGTCGCATATACTATGTCCCATGGTAGCCGGATGGGCCGGCGAGGAGAGAGAGATGAGCCACCTTCCAGAAGCAGTCGCCGCCGCCATCCGTGGCGGCTGGCAGTTCGAGTCCAGCGCGGATGCGCTGGACGTGGTCAGCGTCTCCGCCATCCCGGCCGGCGAGCTGGCAGCCATCCACCGCGAAAGCGGTGGCTGCGCCGAACTGGCTGACGCGCTAGATGCGCTGACGCCCGGTGACGTCGTGTACGACGTCACGGACGACGTCGCCTCCCGCGCCGTCTACGCCGCCGACGGCGCCCTGATCTGGGCGCTGTCGTAAGTTACCCATCGAGGCGCCACGGACGGCGCCACAAGACAGACGCCCGCCCCGCGCGGGCGTCGTCGTTTACAGCAGCCCCAGCGCCCCCGCCACCGCGCTGAGCGCCAGTGCCAGCCTCCGGCAGTAGCTGCCGCGCGTCATCCTCGCGTGCACCGCCTGCGCATCCGTGCCGTGGATGCCGCTCAGGTAGCGCGCCTGCACCGCGGCCCAGTACTGCGCGCGATCCAGCGTCACCTGGGGCACCGATTTCGCCGGCCGTCCACGGCGCACGTACAGCCACGCCCGGTACCACCGCGCCATGATCACTTCGACCGCCGCCACCTGGTCGGACTGCGGGATGCGCCGGTCGATCACCCGCGTGCCGGCCGGCAGCACGCCGCGGTCGTCGATCATGCGGCCCTCGACGCTGCGCGAGGCATAGCTGAGCCCGAGGCCGTGACAACGGGACCAGTCGGCCCACGCCTGCACGGCCTCGTGTCCGCTGCCGAATGTCGCCGCTTCGAGCGCCAAGTCGACCACATCGTGCGCGCGCAGCGGCGCTTTCTGCCGGCGGACGGCTTGGTCTCTGCGGTCGATCTGCTCGGGCATCACGGCTGCGCTCCGGCCATCGCGGCGTCGATCAGTTCGTCCAGCGTCTCTGTGGTCGCGTACAGGACGCCGTCCGCCGCCAGCGTGTGGGATGGCGCATATGTGCTCCCGTCTGCGCGCAGCCATTTGCCAGAGCCCTCGAGGAGGCATGGAGCGACCCGCGAGCCGAGGAGCCCCCGGTAGCCAGGGAGAATGGCGTCAAGCCATTTGAGCGTCGGGTCTGCGCAGCGCGTCTCGACGGGCGTAGCAGGCCCGAGGCGCAGGGCGAACCGGGGCCGTTGGACACGCCGTAGAGGCACGGGATGGGCGCCCGCGAAGCCGGGACACTCGACAGGGATGGCGAGCGGGTACCCAACAGCCTCTACTCCACCCAGCACGCTATGCAGCGACAGGCCCTTGCGCGCCTTGAGCCAGCGATAGCGCGCGGCATCAGCCTCCAGCCCGCGCCGCTCCCACGCGCCCCGCTCGACCCGCCGGCCGTGGTCGAACGCGACATTGCACTCGGTCGCCAGCACCGTCAGCGCCTCCTGCAGCACGTCATCCGTCCACCCGCACCGCTCGGCAATCGCCCTAATCCTGCTCTCTGCGGCCATCATGTCCACCACGTCATCTTGGGCCTCCTGCGGCAGTTCTTCGGCAACATCCCGCCAGCGCGGGGCGCGCTCAATCGCGTCGGCTGCGTCGTACAAGTCCTCCATCAACTGCCGCTGTTCGGGGTCTGCGTTGGCAATGTATTCGTGCGCCTCGGCATAGGCACGCAGCCGCCCAACAAGTACGTCAACCGGACCTTGCGCCGGCAGCGTGTCGTGGTTCATTTGTCGTCCTTTCCAGGCGCAATGCCGGTTACGTCAATGCGCTGCTCATACACATCCCACGCGACTACATCATCAGCACTCATCGCTCGCCCTCACCGAATTCCCGCCCACAAATCGACCCCGACCCGTTCGACCTCGCTCGGCGGTGCGTCATCGTCGCCCACCTGGTCATCGCTCCCCGGCTCCCGCTCATACCGCCGGCAGCGAGCAGGGAACGTCTGTGCCAGAATCGCGCACTGGTGATGCCACTCATGCGGCCCCGTGTGCTCGCGATGGTAGTGTCGGCACGGCCAGCATTCGACGTGCGTGGCCTCAGTTTCGGCGCCTGCCGCGCGATCTCGCGCAGGGCGCGGCATGGGTAGCGGGTCGATCATGTCGTGCGCTCCTGAGCGATTTTTGACCGCAGCGCGTCGAGCGCCGCTTTTGCTTGTTCGCGGCGCTCTTCCCACGCCGCCATCACCGCATCCTCGGTCTGCTCCATCTCCTCTTGGCCGTACTCGATCCCCCACAGGTCCAGCCAGGCGCGGCGCGTCGCCCTCCACCCGCCGTCAGCCGGCAGCGCCAGCAGGTAGCGCACGCGGCAGCAGGAGCGGCGGAAATCGTGTAGGCCGGCGGCGCGGACGCAGAATTCGCAGGTCATGCCGCCCCGCCCTCAATGCCAGCCTGCTGCATCAATTCCGATTTGCGCGCCGCTTCCGCCTCCGCCTGCTCCCGTCGCGCCGCCTGCTCGGCCTGCTCGCGCTCGCTCCTGACCTGCGCGGCCTCGTCGATGGCGCGGCGCAGTTCGGCCATGCGCGCGGCCGGCAGCCGTGGGTGCGCGACGACATTGCCGGCCAGCAGGCCGGCGATCTCCTGCGCCAGCGGGGCCGGCTCCGGGGCTGGCAGGTACATCTGCGCCCGCTCGCGCGTCAGCAGGCCGGCGGATACCGCGCGCTCGATGGCCTCGACGCGGCCCGCCCTATCGTGTCCGAGCGACACCAGCACCTGCACCGGCTGCCGCGCGTCGCGGTGCTCGCGCGTGATGCGCTCGTAGCCGCGTAGGAAGGCCATGCGTGCGCCGACCCGGTCGCCCTCCTGCAGGATCGGCAGCGCCAGACCGTAGGCGTGGGCGATCTCGTCCGTCCAGACGACCGTCACGCCCTCGTCCTGCGCCGTGATCGCCAGCGACCACGCCTCATCGCCGGTCAGCCGGCCGTCCTCGCGCTCGATGCGGTCGATCACCGCGGCCAGCGTCAGGCGCCCGGTGAGTTCGCGCCGGCAGTGCAGCAGCGCGCGCTCGACCGCGGCGAGCGGGTAGGCCGCGAGGTCCTCGGCCATCAGCGCCAGCGCAGCGGGCTTCAGCTCGGCGCCCAGCGCCTCGGCGGTGGCCGCCAGCGTCAGCGCGATGCGCTCCAGCGATCTGAGGTCAGCCATGAGCGTGTCTCCTGCGCAGGATTTCGAGCGCGTCGGTAGCGGCGTTGTGGTTGGTTTGCGTTTGGTCGACCTGCTTCGCGCTGGCCGTGGTCACACGCCGGCCGGTCGCCCATTGCGTGCGCAGGCCCTCGCAGTGCGCCAGCAGCATGCCGACGCTGTGCTGTACCCGGACGTAGTCCGCGCCGTTGTGCGTCAGGTACCAGCCGGCGACGGCTGGCGCTTCGGTGGCGCCGAGACGGACGACAAGGTCGGCAACGTTGCGGCGTACTTTCGGGTTGCTTACCGGGTCAACGCCGTAGCGGGCGACGTAGGCGTCGGCGTAGCTCTTCCATGTGGCGCGGTGCGCTTCGATTGCGGCTGCGGTGTACTTGCTCGGCTTGCCGTTCCTCGAAGCGCGTGGTTGCTCATCTGGTTGTTCTTGCTTGGCAAGCTGTTGTTTCTGCTCGACATTGTGCGGTTGCTCTAACGGTTGCTCATCGCATGCCGTCACCCCACTACGTAGTAGTGGGTATCTTTTGTCTTTACCGGATACCGGATGGGTGGTTGTTCCTCGGCCGATAGTTTCAGAGTGAAACTGTTGTTCATCGGGTTGTTCATAGGGCTGTTCTGCGCGCGTATCTCTTTGTTTGATCGCGCTTTTGTGTGGCTGCTCTAGCGGTTGCTCTAGCGGTTGTTCATCGGCCGTTTTTGTGGTTGTTCTGCGGTTGTTCATATTTTGGGCGGATTGATCCGTATCCGCCAAAACGAGCCGAAAAACGTACCCCCTGCGGCCCGGCTCTGACGCCACATCCGCGATCAGACCGACCCGGCGCAGCTCGTCCAGCCGCGAGCGGATGAACTGCCGCGTGATGTCGTTGCGCCGCCGGGCACTGCTGCCGCGGTCAGGCACAAACTCGATTGTCTCGCGCAGGCATGCCTCGTCGATCCTGCGCGCGATGCCAACCACCCCGGTGCGATAGTCCATGTAGCGCCGAAGCCCGCGCAAATAGAGCACCTGCGCGTCGCAGCTGAGACCCTGCAGCGCGCTGTCTTCTGCGTCGTTCCAGGCGGTGATCAATCCATCACCCCGTTCCGCACCACGGCCGCGAACGCATGGATGCCCATCGTCACCGTGTACTGTGTGCCAGGCCACGACCGCCAGTCGCCGCCGACGAACTCGGAGATCGGCAGCACGAACCGCCATTTTTCGCGCGAGCGATCGATCCGGTACGCCAGCACCGGCGTGCGCCCGTCCGCGACGTCATACGCCTGCGCGAACGCCTGCTGCCACCAACTCCGCACCTCGGCCCGCGCCGCGCGCTTGCACTCGATGGCATAGCCGGCTAGCAGCACGCCGCCCTTGAGGTCGGCGCCGCCGTCGCGGGCCTGATCGAGGTTGCGCGTCAGATCCTCGCCCAGGTGCTCACGCAGCAGTGCGATCAGCTCGCACTCGCCGCGGGCACCCTTGCGGCGCTGCATGGATCCCATCACGCCCCCATCTGCCGCACATCCCAGCCGTCGACCTGGCGCCGGAACTCATCGATGTCGCGATCACGCGGCGTGCGCAGGGCGCCGCGGACGTAGCGCACGCCGACGAGCACCGATTTGTCGGCCAACATGCGCTCGTGCGTCTGCACGACGCGGATCGTCTCGCGTAGCCGCTCGTCGCAGTCGTGCGGATAAGGGGCGGCGAACACATCGCCCACGTGCGGGATTTGGTGCGGGTCGCGGGTGGTCTCGGTCATTTCGGGGGCCTCGTCTATTTCCACTGCGTCTCAGTCCAGCGCATCCGCCGCCCATGCGGCGGCGCGCTTTCATACAAAATCGTGCCGCGCTCGTCCGTTTCGACGATGCGGAACAACACCATTGCGCTGCGCGCCCCCCCGCGCACGTATGAGGCGCATTTGGCCTTGGCCTGCTTCGCGGTCGCGTAGTCCCCGCTGATCCGCTCCCACCTGCTCCAAACGCCATCGGATATTTTCCCGCTGGCCTCGGCGTAAAACCTGCTCATGCCGCCACCCCCGCCAACAACACCGCCCGCCGCGCCTCGAACTGCGCGTTATGCGTCACCGAACTCGCCGCGCAGCATGGCGGCCTCTATTTCCTGCACGTTCACCTGTGCGCCTTCGGCCTTCGCCGTCTGGATGCCATACCGTTTCAGGTCTTTGTCGAGCATCTGCCCGAGCAAGTGACGCGCGGTTTTCACCCGGTCGTCCGCCGTGGTCACATGCCACAGCCACCCCCATGCAATCGCAGATGCGCTTTTGGCAGCGTTGAGTTGCACGTCGTCGCTTCCTTTGTGGCAAAAGCCAAGCATCCCGAGATACGCTGCCAGGTCTTGCCTGCGGAATTCAACAACCGCTTCGCTTTCGTCCTCACCTTGATCCAGCATGTATTGCCCAAACTGCTTCGCCTCGTCCCAATCTTTTTCGCTCAAGTCCATGTTCTTCTCCAAGGTTACGCATAACTCCACATTGCAGCCGACCGTCAAAAGCTACGCTTTTGCCATCGGCTGAATTAGGCGTGGGCGGCTGATCCTATGGATGCGGATGTCGGGCGGCACCAGTGCGCGTCGGCGCTGGTACAGATCGGCGAGTCGCCAGCGCAGCGCCTCGGCCTCGTCGCCGCGCTCGGATGCGGCCGTTGCGCGGGCGGCGAACTCGATCACATCGGGGTCGTCAGCGTAGGCGGCGCTCATTCGCCGACCTCCGCCCCCGGCTCAGCGCACAGCGCCCGGAACATCAGCGCATCGACAAAGCATCCGGTCACCGTGCGCGAAACCCGCACGATGCCTTTCTCGGCGCTCTCGACGCGCAGTTCAACGGCGTAGTCGCCCTCGCGGATGCGCAGCACGTCTCCGCGCTGCGGGTGGGCGCCGATCTCGGCGAGCGTGCGCGGGCGGCGCAATGGCAGTACGGCGCTCATGATTCATCTCCCCAGATTTCGCGCAGCGCGCGGTAGTAGAGCCCGACCGCGACCAGCAGTGCCGCGGGCAGCAGCAGCAGCGCGGCTGCGATGGATGACAGCACCTGAAGCGTAATGGCGCGCATCAGATCGCCCTCCCGATCACGGTGCCCAGCACCAGCACGCCGACGAGACCGAACACCAACGCGGCCTTGGCGCGCGAGGCCGCCAGGCCGTCGTAGTGGGCATGCGCCACGTGGTCGAAGCGCTCCAGGTAGGCGGCGGCGAGCCGCGCAGCGTGACGCGACTCGACGCCCATCATTACGGCGCCGACGACGAGCAAGCCGCCAACGATGGACATGCTGATAATCTCGACCATCACCGCCCCTTCTTCAGCGTGTGCAACTTGGCCAATAGAAAAAACCCGCCGCCGGCCGGGGAAACAGCCGGGGCGGGAACCCACCAGAGGAGGGCCGACATTGCCCGGTCGGCCAGCGGGGATCGGGTGGAGCGCACGGCGGTCATGCTGACGGCTCCGAGTATTCGATGAAATGCGCGCACGGCTCGCGCATCGTCGGCTCGCGGCGCAGCGCTACAGACCACCCACTGACAGCCCCCGCCGGCAATACGCGATGCAAGGCGCACCGCGCGCGATCTGGGCATGCCGCCTGGCGGTCTACGCTGATCCCGCGGCACCGCTGCCAGAGCGGCGGGCGAATCATGCCGCGGCCCCGTCTGTCTGCTCGGCCGCGAGTGCAGGCCGGTAGTCAGCGTCCGGGTACAGGTCCGGGCGCAGGTCGTGTGGCGTCACGGCGCCGCGCAGGTGCTGGTAGGTCGGTAGCACGAACCGCGCCGGCAGCAGAACGCCCGGCCGCTTGGTCCATAGCCCGACCAACTGCTTTGATACGCCGAGGGCGCGCGCGAGGTTGACCTTGCGGGCGCCGAAGTGATCGTTGATGAGAGTTGTGATGTCCATGCGAAAAGTAAACGCGCCCAAACGCCTAAAGTCAAGATAGCTTTATGGCGGGGCTGGCAAGTAGCAAGCGATCAGCCCCACCCGCTAAAGTCAACTCCCCTTGACAAGCTGAATCCGTGTTGATTAACTCTCCCCACACCCGCCGCCCGGCGGACCAGAGGGGAGAGCAGCCGTGCTGTACATCTGCAACTCGTTTTCGCTCGGCATGCTGCCGGACTGGCGGCTGAGCCCGGACGCCGATGCCAGCAGCATCCGCGTCGAGCCCGTCACCGCCGAGCAGGCGCGGGCGTTCATCGCCCAGTCCGAAGACGACGGCCATGTCGCCTTCAGCGCCGTCGGCCACGCCGACACCGCGCGCATCTTCGCCGGCGCGCTTGGCCGCGACGTGCCGGTCAACCGGATCGGTATCACGCTGACCGTCTCTGACCGCTACCTGATCGGTCAGTACCTCGGCCCCCGCCTCCCCGAGGGCGCGACCGAGCTGCCGCCCGGCGCCCGCATCGCCTGGCTGGTGGTGTCGCTGGAGGAGGCGCAGTAATGGGCCTCCCTATTAAGCACCGGTTCACCGGCGCAGTGCTGTATGAGCACGACGGCGATAACCTGCGCGAGGCCGTCGAGACGGCTGTCGCAAAGGGCATTTGTCTCGACGGCGCCAGCCTCAACGGCGCCCGCCTCGTCGGTGCCCGCCTCGACGGCGCCAGCCTCGACGGTGCCCGCCTCGTCGGCGCCAACCTCGACGGCGCTAGCCTCAGCCGCGCCCGTTTCGACGGCGCCAGCCTCTACCGCGTCAGTCTCAACGGCGCCCGCCTCGACGGTGCCCGCCTCGTCGGTGCCCGCCTCGACGGCGCCAGCCTCGACGGTGCCCGCCTCGTCGGCGCCAGCCTCAACGGCGCCCGCCTCGTCGGTGCCCGCCTCGACGGTGCCCGCCTCGACGGTGCCAGCCTCGACGGTGCCAGCCTCGACGGTGCCTGCCTCGACGGTGCCAGCCTCGACGGCGAGGCCCTGTCAATTGCGCCGCTTGCAATCACAGGACTTCCGTGGCCGGCATTGATCACGCCGATGACCATGAAGATTGGCTGCCAGCGATATTCCCACGAGCAATGGGCCTCGCTCGACGATGCATCCATCCGGGAAATGGACGGCGCGGGCAAGGCTCTGCCGTTCTGGTCGGCGTGGAAAGCGCCGCTGTTGGCGATGTGTGACGCGCACCGCCGCGAGCACGAAGCGGCTATCGCCGCGCGGGCCGAAGCTGATGAGGCGCAGTAATGGGCCTCCTATCCCGCATCCTGCGCTGGATCGACCGCCGCCGCGCGGTCGCCGCTATCCAGCAGTTCGCCCGCCGTCGCGGGCTGACGCCGATCGAGATGGCGGCCGTCACCCGACTGGTGCGCATGCACCACGACACGCACGGCAGCGCCGAGCGCGCTGTGGTCGCCGGGCGCGATTGCGCCCTGCGCCGGCCCGACCGTCGCCCGCTCGAAGGCGTCGTGATCCACCTGCCGCGTGGGCGGCTCGGGGGTGCGCGGTGATTGTGAACAGTGTCGAAGCAAGAACAATCCGATGCCCGACAGATGCAGGTGAATACGTATCTGCTGAAAGGGCGAACAAAGATGCTAACAAATGGCCGCACGGAGCGGGCCGCTATTGCATAGCGCACGGCTGCATGGCGTGGCGGTGGGGCGAAAGCGATGGAACAGGCCGCCGCGGATACTGCGGCATCGCTGGCTTGCCTATGGAGCAGAAATGATCCAGCGCCCGCTATCCCCGCGCATCGCGCTTGCCATCCTGCTCTGCCTGCTCGCCGCCGCGGCGCTGGCTGCTGATGGCGCCGCAGACGGCGACGACGAGGCCCCAGACGCGCCGGAGGAGCAGATCGCATGACGGCCGTTGCGCATACGCCGCTGCGGCTCGCCTCATTAAAGCTCATGAGGCGAACTGGCGAAGGCATAGCGATCGGGATCCCCGCCGAATGGGCGATCCGCATCGACGATATATCGGCAACGCGGGTGCGGCTGCGTGCAGTGCGGCCGTACACCGATCACGTCGTGCACATGCGCCTCGGCGCCGGCGAGTGCATGCCGCTCGATGACGGCCTGCGCATCGCGGTCAAAAGCATCCGCCAGCCAAGAAACGGCGAGCCGGCGCGAGCGACGCTGCGCGTGCACGCAGATCGCGATGTGCCGGTGTACCGGCACGAAATCTACGACGACATCGTCCGCCAGATGGCGGCAGAGGAGGCGCCATGACCGATCACGCCGGCTACCTAGGGATACCGGCCGCATCCGATGCGGGCCGCGTGGTTCGAGCGTTGCAGGCGGCAAAGCAACTGCGCGTTAACGAGGTAGCGCAGGCCATCCGCGCCCAGCAATCGGACGCGATGGCGGCACTCAGGCAGCTTACCGAGCGCGGGATCGTGCAGGTCCGGCACACGGATGGCGAGCCGGTGCTGGTGCTGGCATCGCAGCCGGAAGAGCCGGACGATCCGCCGAAGGCGAAGCCCGCGGAAGAAAAAAAGACACCACCGCCGCAGACGAAAAAGGCAAAGCCTCAGGCGGAGAAGCCGAAAAAAGCGCGCTCCGCCGCAGCGGCCAAGCCGAATCCGCCAGAGGCGCCGCCTCGCACCATCCGCAACGCAGATGTTTTTGCGGTGCTGCCTGCAAGCGAGAACGACGCCATGTCGCGTGGCGAAATCGCCAATCTTATGGGCGTCAGAAAGTGCGAGATCGACCGACTCGCCAATACCCTGATACGCCTACACATCAGCGGCGCGGCCAAGGTCATCAGGGTTTCCCGCGGGCATTACAAATACTACCGCGGTCGCGACACTTTGGAGCGGGTTACCGACCTCACGGAGCGGCAGCAGAAAATCCTCGCCGTCCTGCCGACCAACGAAGATGACGGAATCCCGCTTGGCGATGTGATTGAACTGGCAGAAATCAAGTCAGGTGAACCCCTGCCGTATCACGCGGCGAAGTGGGACATCGAGAAAATGATCAGGCTGGGTCTCGTGGGCGTAGGCCCGCGTAAAAGCACCGGCCCCGGCTGCCCGCGCAAGTATTACCGAATCGTGGACGGAGAGCAGGAAATGAACGCAGTCACCAGCGACCCCATTATCTCCACCCTGGCGCACGACCCCGATGTCGGCCGGCCGCATGTCGCCAGGCATGGCACCCCCATTATCGCCTTTGAAACGCTCGGCGAGGACGACGGCGACATCGCCGACGCCGTAGCCGCGCTGACTGCGGATACCCAGGCGCGCGATCTGCGCGACGAAAGCATCGATGACGAAGCGCCGATTGCCGCATCGCTCAAAACGGAATGGGCGAACGTGTCGCTGCACGAACTGATCGCAGAGATGCGGGAGCGGAAAGCCCAACTGGAGCGGGATATGAAAGCGATCGGCGGAATCGCCGATGCGACGCTCGGGATGACCGTGATGGAGGCCGTCGACTTGATGGAATGGCTGTCCAAGCGCCTGATCGAGTCGCACGAGCAGAAGCATGCCGGCGGAGAACGCGCGTGAGCGCCCTGCCCCGACTGCCCGATCCGCCGCGCCGGGAATCGCTCGAAACACTCGACGCCCACGACTGGCGCGACTACGACACCGAGCGCACCGAATATCACGCGCTCGCCGATCTGCGCACGGCGACCGGCGCGGCCGAGGCCGTGCGCAGGTGGCAGGAGGACGGCGAGCCCGATGCGCTCATCGCGCTGCTGCTGATGCACCGGCTGCGCTGGCAGGACACGCGCCGCGCCACAGATCAGCGCGAGGCATTCGCCGCGCTCGACGCGCTGTGTGGGCAGATCGCGCGGCACTATGTGGCGTGGCGGGCACCGCGGATCGCGCAGACGTTTGGGGCCGAGGAAGGGCCGCAGGAGGAATGATGACGCCAAACGAAATCATGCAGGCATTGCAAAAACCGTTTGCCGCCGACGAGGTCGAGTGGCGCGTGCAATCCAGCGGGAAAGCGGGCGATCGAATCTGGGCCAGCGTGCTTTGCTACGTCACCAATCGCGCGATCATGGCGCGGTTGGACGATGTCATGGGCATTGATGGCTGGCGCAATCACTATGAGCCCGCGCCCACGGGTGGCGGTGGCGTGATCTGCGGGCTGTCGCTGCGCATCAATGGCGAGTGGATCACCAAGTACGACGGCGCCGAAAATACGGACATCGAGGCCGTCAAGGGCGGGCTTTCCGATGCGATGAAGCGGGCGGCCGTGCAATGGGGGATCGGGCGCTATCTGTACAAGCTCGACGCGACTTACGCGGTCATCAGCGATAAAGGCGCGCATCGGGCGCAGCTGAAGGACAAGACGCCGTTCCGCTGGAGCGCCCCGGCATTGCCGGCATGGGCGCTGCCACAAGCAAACGAGGCGCCGCCGCAAGAGCCCAAGCGCGACAGTGACAATGACATCAAGACGGCCGTTGCCGGCATCGTCTGCGGGCAGGACAGCGCCGACATTTATGCCCGCTGGCGCCATTTCTGCGGCCCGCTCACGGCACAGCAGCGCGCAGCAGTAGCGGAGTTGCTGCCGGAAGACGTGCGAGCACAGATCAAGGCCGAGCGGGAACGTGTCGCTGCAGAGAAGCGCGCCGCTGAGCAAGGGCAGCCCGCATGAGATGCTTGGCGCCCCTGCGTGACGAATCCGACCGCGAGAAGGCAATCGCGCTGTTGCGGCGCATCGAAATCAACAGTCCGCTGTGGCTGACCATTTCGCCGGAGAAACGGACCGACGCGATGAACAGCCGCATGTGGGCCATGCTCGCGGATGTAGCGCGACAGGTCTGCTGGCACGGGCAGCGGCTCGACCCGGTGGACTGGAAGCACATCTTTACCGCAGCGCTTGAACAGCAGCGGGTCGCACCTGGGCTTAACGGCGGGTTCGTAGTGCTCGGCCAGAGCACGCGGAGGCAGTCAAAAGCATGGTTCGGCGAACTGTTTGAACTGATCGAAGCATTCGGCGCCGACCCGGAACACCCGGTCAAATTCTCGGCGCCTGAGCATTACGTGGACTACGAAGAGGCGCAGAAATGAACGTCGAACTCGACGATGAAAAAATCCGCGATTTGGTTAGAGAAGCTGCATTGCGCGCAGCCCAAGGCTTAGTCAGAGAACAGTTCTCCGACCACGGCTACGGGTCGCGCAACAAGCATCACGAAAAGATTCGCAAGGTAATTGCCGATAGCGTCGATGCGCTGATCAACTCGGCGGAATTCGGAGAAGAGGTTGTAGCTTTCTGCAGGAAGCGGTTTTTAGAACTGGCAGAAGAGAAGATCGCAAACGCCGTCGCGCGGACCAGCGTCAGTAAGCTGAAGGGGGAAGCATGACCAACCAATGCGAACACGGCAGCATCGCCGGCACCTGCCCGCTGTGCGAGGCCAATGCCGACGCTCTGCGTGCTGAGGTCGAGCGGTGGCGGGCGACTTTCGGCGAAGGCGGCGCGGCATGATCCTGCGCCTCCGCGCCGTCGAAGGGCTCACAGGCATCTCACGCGCCACGATCTACCGCATGGTCAAGGCCGGCACGTTCCCGGCGCAGGTTCAGATTTCGCCCGGCGCCGTCGGCTGGCGTGCCGAGGAAATCGACGCCTGGGTTGCCAGCAGACCCACTGCGGGAACCCAGGCGGGAACCCAAAGCGCGAATCTCGCTGCAGAGCCGGCGTAAGCCATTGTGATCGTTGGCAAATACGAACACAGTGCACATCGTCGACTGCGACGTGCACTGCGGTCGCAGCCGGTCGCAGCGCGTCGCACGCTGCCAGCGCGCAGGCCGCGCCACGGCTGCATCGGCCGGTTGCGCTGTCTCATCGCGTCGCAGCCGTATACAGTGCAGCGCAACCAGCCGGGGGACCCACAGGGTAACCCGCGGAGGAACCCATGAAGTACAAGTTGATCGATACCCAAAAAGTTGCCCGCAAGGAACTGATAGCCGTCAGATTCCGCGAAATACGAAAAGCCAGACAGCTGGTAGCCATCTGCGCGCCGTGGGGCTGCACCCCGCTTGCCAGTGAAGCCCAAGCATTAGCCGAGATAGAAGAGATCGATTTGGCAACTAGGATGTACGAAAAGGAGCGCGGAAAAGCGCCCACGGAGATTGACGCGATCGCTATGCTTGCACCGTGGCCCGGATCGAATGCCGAGCACCGCGAAGCGCTCGGGCAGCACATCGCCGGTCTGTACGAGCACATGGGCAAGATGCGGAAGGCGCTCGGGGTGATCCGGGCCATCCCGGCCGGCCGGTGAAATTCACCGACGCCATGATCCGCGCGCTGCAGCCGGCGGCGCAGCGATACGACGTGCGCGAGGCGGACGGGTTCGGCGTGCGGGTGGCGCTGCAGCGGTGGGCCGATCATCTGGATCGGCTGGTTGGCGGGGAGGCGGTTGGGAATGTGGTAGCGTTTAGGTGAGAGCTGCTTGTGGCAACAAAAGGACAACGCGATGCTGATGACAAAAGAGCACTACGATCTGATGGCGGCCTTTGAACGCGAGTACAAGCACCGTCGGCTGAGCCGGGAAAATGACAAGGATATTTGGAAGAGTGGCAACGTGTACGAAGACGGTAATGTAAATGAGTTGTTCCTGGCGTACCGCAAAGGCTATGCATTTGGCTCGTCATTTGGTGAGGCCGCCACCAGGTTGGCCGCCGCGCCTGTGGCGATCATGGACACGCGGGCCGCGCTTGGCCTGTGCGCGTTGGAAGAAGATGACTTCCAAGCACTGTATGCCTTGCAAGGGCACCGTGTGGCGTTAATTGATATTGATGATGAAACGCCGCATGGATAGTGGTGGCGTTTCGGTGAGGGCGCGTCTAATTAGACGTTGGCGGGCTAGTGGTGGCTATTTCATGCCGAGCCCTTGATGGTGCCCAGCGAAACGCCGGCCGAGCGCAGCGCGTGCAGCAGCGTCACGGCGGCGCGCAGGTCGTCGGCGAGTTCCTCGCATTTGTCGCGGAGCGCTTCGCATTCAGCTTGCGTCGGGCTGGCGCTGAACGTCAGCCCGGCGATCTCGCCGTTGGTGTTGCCGAGCGTGATCGCCGCCTGATCGGCGCCGGCCGGCTGCGCCACGGGCGTGACGCCGTAGAGGCCGATGGTGTCGGTGGTCGCCGTGCCGATCTTTTCGAGCGCTGGCACTAATGCCGAGCCCGTCCAGCGCATTGGCTGTTTATCCTCGGTGCTGTACAGCACGGCGCCGGCCGCGGGCGTGATGAACGTCCACGCACTGGCATAAAAGAGCGCGAGCTTGCCCGCCTGCCCGCTCCAGGCGCCTGTCGGACTGGTTGGCACGTAGTATAGCCCGCCGTCGACGGGCGACCCGGGCGGCGCGGTGCTGGTGCGCGTGATGATGGGCGCGCCGACGATGCACGCCAGCATGTGCAGCGCGGTGTTGTGCGTCACTTCTTTCTGCGCCTGCCCGGAACTGATTTCGGGCAGCGCCCAGCGGGCGGTGGTCATGCGATTACCTCAGCGGTGTGGCCGGCGCCGACGGTGGCGCTGATCTGCGCCACCTCCACGCGGACGGGGGCATCGGGGGCGCCGTAGGCGGCGGTGATCGTGGCGGCGCTGAGCGGGTAGGTGGTCGCGCCGGTCACCGTCCAATCGGCACCCGCGATCGGCGCGCCGGTGTCGACATCCAGCAGGCGCACGCGGTATTGCTCGACAGGCTCGTCTAGCGGCACGTCGACACTATCGCGCCACTCCGCATTGATACGGGCACGACGCACCCACGAAACATCCACCCCGCCGAACGAAAACGTCTTCGTTTCGGCCGGGACAAATACTTCGTCCGCGCGCGAATCGGCAACGGTCCATGTCGACCCGTCGTCCGAGTATTCAAGCTGCCACGCGGTAGGCATGTCGTCTACATGCTCGGTCTTAGCGCGCAGCGTGTATTCCGTGATCGCGACATCGTTGCCCGAGCCGAAATCGTACTGCAGCCAATGCGGATAGGTGGCGGCGCTGGTCCATTGCGTGCTGTTGTTGTCGTCGAATGCGTTGGATGCCGGATACGACCCGGTATAGGTGCTGTCGGCGGATGCTGTACCGGACCCGGTGAGATCGGCACCGGCGAAATCGCCACGCAACTGCACCTCCGACACCGTGGTGTAGGCGCTGACGCCGGCGGTGAAATACACGCGCCAGTAGCGATGCGCGCCGGTGTCGGCGGCCGTGTGCTCGGCGACGACGTGCACCGGTGCATACGGCACCAGCGACTCGGGCGCGGCGGCGATGTCGACGCTGTCGCCCGACAGCGTGTCCAGCCCCACCGATGCGCCGCGCCAGAGACGCGACACGCCATAGTCTGCGCTGCCGAGCAGCGAGCGCGTCAGGTCGGCCGCATCGAGCAGCACAAACGCATCGCCAATCGCGTGCAGGCCGGTTGCCCACTCGGTGCCGCGCCGTCCGCGAAGGAGACCGCTGAGCGTATAGGTACGCGTGTCAACGAGCGTGGCCGTCCGCCATTGAATGATCTCCCAGCGGCCGTGATAGCCCAGCGCCGCGGCGTTGGCACCGTTGAGCACGGCGGATTCGCTCGCCGAATCCAGCGTGCCGTTAAGCAATTGCACGGTGACCGTGTTTGCAAAATCCCACACGGTGGCCTGACCATCGGCTAGCGCCGTCGTCGCGGTGCCGAGCGTGCCGGCATCCAGCAGTGCGTCGATTTCGGCCCAGGTCTCGCCGGAATCTGCAGACCGGTAGACGACGGCACCCTCCCATCCGCTCAAGTATCCGCACGCTGCCAGGTAGACGCCGCCGTTGCCGTCCTGATCGCGCAGCGCCGGCAGGTCGAGCACCGCCAGCGCCGTCGGCCCTGGCAGGCCAACCGTTTGCGCCGGTTGCGTGCCGCTGTCGGCCGGGAGCGTGAGGCCGTAAATCGTGCCGGTATCCTCGGCCTCGGCCTCGATCTGAATCACGCCGTTCGCCCCGCGCGCCACGCTAGTCAAGCGCATGCGCAGATCAACGGCGGTGATCGGGTCGGTCGGCTCCAGCGCGGTATGATCGCGTGCAACGCTCAGGCGGTATGACTGGCGACCCTGCCAGGCGCGGTAGAGGATGGCGACCGCTGCCGCACGTGCCTGCGCGGCACTCATTGCGACAGCGAGTTCGACGGAGGTCTCGACGCGGCTCGATGTCTGCAGCCGTCGCGCCTCCTGCACCCCGGGCTGATAGTCGGTGGCGGGGTCGAGATAGTGCACGCGCACCGTGCGCGGCAGGTCGCCCTCATCGGCCCGCGTGGTGATCAGCACCGGCGGTTGGCTCTCGCCGTAGGCGTGCGCGGACAGGTCGTCAGCGTCGAGCGTGGCGACCGTGGCGCCGCCACGCGGCACAAAGCGCATTACGTCGCCCGACTCGACCGCATCGAAGCCAAACGCCGCCGCCAACGGCTCTATCGCCGCGCGCGCGCTAGTTGGCTGCGCGATCGCATAGCCGGTGATGCTGTCGGTTAGGTCGCTAACATCATACTCGCCAACCTGCAGCCCGGCATGCTCGCATAGCGAACCGACGATCTCGCCTATTGTGGTTGACGATGGATCAAGCAATGCGGCGATTGATACTATTTGCGATATGATGCCGGGGTCGCCATCACTGTTGTATGTCTCCGCCTCAATCATTGCCACCAAATTCGGCCCTGCAGGCAGGCCCCCGAACCCGCCGCCAATTGTAGTCACCAATGTTGGCGGGTCATCTGTTAGATCAAATACGCTAGATGATGTGTCGCCATCATCATATGAGCCAATAAGGTAATCACCTATTACATAAAACGGAGGCCCGGTAAACCCGCCAGGGAATGGACTTTCCCAGGTTGACAATAAAACAAGATCAGCAGAGAGTTTATACAAAACGCTACTTGTGGTTTCTGCGATTGCATAAATACTTCCGTCATCCGAAACACTAACCCTGCAATCTGCCGCACCATCCGGAACTACCCAGTACGCGTCAGGGTAACCGCCAAATATGCCATAGCGAGAAACCCATGAAGACGAATCACTTTTCCCGCAAACGTAAATATAATCGCCATATCTATATGGCATAGGCAGCGGATTAGCCCCAACGGCTACCGCTACAGGGTTTGCGCCTGAAACCCCAGAGGGAATGTGTAATTCATGGCTATCACTACTGTAATCGCTCGCATACAAAAATGCGCTACTCGCAGAAACTTGTATGACGACGCGGTCATCGTTGGCGCAAGGGATGATATAAAGATGCGGATATGAATCAACCGCCGGGATTTTTTCATCGCGGCTACCAATTAGCGAGCCTTCAAGCGAATAAGACGACAACGTTCTGGTAATTTCTGCATCGCCGGTTGTCCACGGAACCGACTGCGTTCTAATGATGCCGTCATCATAGCGGCATGACTGCCCATTCAGCGCCAACCCATCAAAAACATTAAAATCAATGGGAGCCCCATCGACAACAATTTCACACGTGATATTAGGAACGCGGTTGCCGAATTTCGCGAGTTGAAAATCGGTAAACACCACGTAGGCGAGCCCGCGGTGCGCCGGCACGTTGCCGACGCCGAGGTGGGCTTCCATCGTCGGGTCTGGCAGCTGCGATTCGTCGCCGGTGTAAATGCGGATGCCATCGACGGCCATCGTGCTCGCGGCGATGGTCTCGGCGCTGGCAGAGGCGCCGAGGTCATAGATGAGCACGCCATCAGCCCAAATGCGCCGCAGGCCGGCAATTGGCCCTTCGCACAAGCCGACCGCGAATGAGCATGAATAAGTATAGGTGACGACGGTTTGCGTCGGCCCGCCCTTGCCGCCTACCTTTTTCTTTTTCTTCTTCTCACGGATTCCGGCGGACCAGATCACGTTGCCGGCAACACGCATTGCACCGTAGACAACCGGGATGCCGGCGCCGTAGGCGGATGACTGCACCCGCAGGTCGGATAGCCGCGGCCCGTGCTGCGTCGGCAGCTTGGCCGGGAACAGCGCGCTGCCGATCAGCGCGCCGGCGGTCCAGCCGAGCGCAGCGCCCGAGACCGCAGTGCCGAGGATGGTCAGCCCGGCCGGCAGCAGTGCAGAGCCGACAAACGCGCCAACCGCGGAGATAGCGAGGACGGCCATCGTCAGCCCTCCAGCCCGCGCACGCGGTACGCCGCGACGAGCAGCCCGCGCCAGTAGGCGTCGACCCGGTGCTCGACCACGCAGCCGACGGCCTCGGTGGCGTGCAGCAGCGCGAGGCCGCCGTGCGGGTAGTCGGTGAGCCAGCCGACGTGCATCGGCGAGCGCCGCCAGGCGATCAGCACCACGTCGCCCGGCGCGGACTCGGCAACCTCGATGCGGTCGAGTTGCGCGCCCAGCTCGCGCGCCAGCTCGCCGGCATGCGGCGTGCGCGCGTAGTCGATGCGGTCGTCGACCGGCAGCCCGCAGCCCTGCACCACGCCGACGATCAGCCCGATGCAATCCACCCCCACGCCGCGCCGCCGCGCCTGGTGCACGAACGGCGTGCCGAGCCAGGTGCGGGCCTCGGCGATGATGTCCGCGGATGTCGTCATTGGCCGCCGAACCGCATGAGTTGATCCGTCCCGGGCACGTAGGGTTCGCCGCGGAAGTTCACCACGTTGTCGAATCGGTCGCGGCAGGTGGCGAGCAGGCCGTCGCAGCCGGGCGACAGGCTGTAGGCGTCGCCGGCGGCGACGGTGTATGGCATCGGCAGTTGCAGCTCGATCACCCCGCTGCTGCTCGCGCGCACCTCCATCGCGAGGCCGGTGTTCGCGCCGGAGGCCCACGTGAGCAAGCCGAAGTCGAAATAGCCGGCGGCCTCGGTGCGGGCGGCATCGGCCAGCGTGCGACGGTCGCTGCTGGTGCTGTCGATGGTGCCGGTCACGGTGAGTGCGCCCAGGTCGACGCCACAGCGGGCGTCGCCCAGCGAGGCGCGGCAGGTGGGCTGATAGACCTCGCCGACCGTGGCGTCGAAGGCGCGCGCCATGCCAAGCAGCTCGGCGCGAAACGAACCGCGTGAAATCTCGACCTGGCCGATCCATCCGGCACGTAGCAACAGCGTGCCGCCGGCGGGATTGCTCCAGTCGAGCACCGACACCTGCACCGCGGCGTGATCCCAGCGACCGGCGCGCAGGTCGGCGTCGGTGATTGCTGCGGCATCGAGGATGCCCTCGATATCGAGATTATTGGCACCCAACCCAGCCAGCGTGCGGATCGCGCTCGCGCTGTAGCCAAGCGCGGCGAGGTAGGTCTGCCCGCTGACGACGAGATCACGGTCGTGGTCGGTCACGCGTAGCACGGTGCTGTCGGTGCGGGTGATTTTCCAGATCGTGCACAGCGTGGCGGTTTGCGCAAGCAGCGCATTGGCGAGCGCGGTCGGGATGCTCCTCATGTGCGAATCTCGATGAGCTGGATCGAGCCCCAGGTGTAGACGTCGGGCTCGACGTAGGTGATCCGCATGTCGTCGCTTCCAAACCGCACGGGCACGTCGAACTCGCCGCTCCACGTGAGCGCCTGCCCGGATGTAGGGTACGGCGTGCCGAACGTCACGAGGCCGGTGGTGGTGTCGACGCTGCACTGCCCGGCGCCGGTGCCGCCCTGCGTGCGCTCGACGCCGGCGATGTAGATGTGCAGCGTGCCGGAGCAGGGCTTTTTGATGTCGCGCGTCTCGCTGAGCGAGCCAGCCGTGTAGGTCTTGCGCATCTGGTATGGCCCGGCGGTGCCGTCGCCGAGGCCGGTGCCGAGCACGCCGTTGGACACTGTCACGAGATAGTCGGCCGGGTCCTGAAAGCGGAAGCCGTGCAGCCGCCCCTTGACCGCGCGGAAGAAGGCGAGCAACGCGCTGACCTCGGCCAGCGTGCGCGGGATGTGGGCGAGCTCGTAGACCGCGCGGGCGGCGGACCAGACGCCGTCGCGCCGCTCGGTGCCGCTGTCGAGCGTGACGATCTCGGTGCGATAGCCGGGGCCGCCGACGGCGCCGAGCGCGATGAGGTCGGGGAATCGCGGGGTCTCAAGGAAGGCCATCAGCGGTACCGCCCGGCTTGCGTGAGGGCGGCCGACATTTCGGCGGCGATCTGCCCGCGCGAGGCGCGGAAACTGGCGACGTCGGGCGTGGTGACGTTGATGTTGACCGTGACGCCGCCGCCGCCCCGCACGCCCAGGCGCCCTGACGCATCGCGCGCGAGCGGCATCACCGCCTCGGGACCAGCCTCGCCCATCAGCGCCAGCGGCATCACGCTCGCGCGCTGCACGATGCCGCCTCGGGCAAACGGAATCACATTGCCGCCGGCAAATACGTTGCCGGCCGCGCTCGGGATGACGTTGAGCCGAGCGAAATCGGCGCCGCTCATCGTGGCTGGCGATCCGCCGCCGGAGAACGCCCCCGCTATGCCGCCGACCACGCTACTGACCAACCCGCCGATACTCGGCGCCGCGCCGCCGCCCGTGGTGCCGCCGAAGAACCCGTTAAACCAGTTCTCCAGCGGTCGCAGCAGCGAGGCGCGGATCGCAATGCGGGTGATGTCGCGCAGGATCGAGTCCGCGAAGTCGGAAAACGATGATTTTCCGCCCACGACGAAATTAGCGAAGGCGTCCGCCGCTTCGTCCATCGAGTTTTTGATCGCACGGGAAATTTCATCAGCGAACGACGCGGCGTCCTCCGCGCGCTGCTGGATGTTCAGGTCGTATCGCTGCCCGGCAAGCTCCCTGATCTGCCGCACCTGCTCTGCGGTGAGGTCGATGCCGATGCGCCTGGCCGCGTTTTCCGCTTCGAGCGTGGCGCGCGCCTGATCACGTTCGCGCGCGCCCATGCTGAGCTGGTCGACCTCCTGCTGTAGGCCGTCGATGTAGCGGCCGACCACGTCGACCGCGTCGCGGTAGTCCTCGGCCGCGGCGCGGACCAGCGCATCGTGCCGCTGCTGCGTGAGCGCGCCGGCGGCGAGTGCGCGGTCGAGCGTGCGCGTCTGCTCGACGTAGCGCGCGACCGCGCCGGCGACCGGGTCGACCTGCGCGACGGTTTGCGCCAGCGCGCGGGTGAACTGCGCCTGCGCGCGCGCCGCGCCGCCGGCACTGCGGCCGTGCCGCTGCTGCGCGTCGGCGGATTTGTCGAGCGCGTCTTTTGCCTGCGCGAGCGCGCGGTTGTAGACGTCCTCGGAGATCGCGCCGGCGTCGCGCAGCGCCTTGGCTTCGCGTACGGCTTCGTTGTACTTCTCCTGCGCGGTGCGGGTGGCATCGATGAGCCTTTGCCCGGCCGTGAGCTGCGCCGCGCTCGCGCCGCCCGATTTGTCCTCGATGCCGTCGCCGAGCTTGATGCTGTTCAGTTCCTGGAACTTCGCGCGGGCCTCGGCGAGTTGCTGCGTGACGCGCAACATGTCGGCGTCGAACACGTCGAGTGCCTTGGCGCTGAGGTCGTCGCGGATGCCCTGCTGAGAGAACATCGCGGCCTCTTCGGCCATCGCGCGGCGGCCGTCCCGCAGCCGCTTGAGTTGGTCCGCCAGCGACTGCACCTGCTGCTGCGCGGCGCCGCTGTTGGTGACGTTGCTCGCGCGCCAGAACGACTGGATGAACCGGTCGGCCCACTCCACGCCGGCGCGGAAATTGTCGACGACGCCCTGGATCGCCGCGTTCAGGCCGCTCGCGCCGATCGTCGAGGCCAGGCGCGACACCGCGACGCCGGCGCGGTTGAACGAGCCGTCGAGCGACGCGGCCTGGTTTTCGAGCGCGCCGGCGAACTGGGTTTTGCCGATGTCCTCCAGCGCGGCGACGATCGCGGCGCTGCTGTTGTCGATCTGCCGCGTGACGCCCTGGAACGTCAGCGCGACTTTGTCGCCCTGGTTGACCGCCTTGATGCCGAATTCCTGCAGCCGCTCGAACTCGCCGTTGAGCGCGTCGGCGACGGCCTCGACCACCTGCCCGACGTTTTTGCCCGGGATGGCGGCGGCAATGTTGCCGAACGCGCGCAACCGCTCTTCGCTGGGCTTGATGCCGCGGTTGGCGAGGCCGACGTAGGCCTCGGTGAGCACGTCGGTCGACTGGCCGAGGTCGCTGGCGAGCTGCTGCAGGGCGGCGTACTGCCCGACGGCCGCCTGCTGGCTGCGCGTGACCGTGGCGAGCGAGGCGGTCAGCCGCGCCGACTCGCGGTTGAGCTCGACGATGCGATCCACCGCCAACGCCGCGCCGAGCGCGCTGCCAACGCCGGCGGCGACCGACTTGATGCTGCCGACGGACGCCGACAGCCTGCTGACGCTGCCCTCGATTGACCTGAGCGACCGGTTGGCGTGCTTCGCCGCGCGGCCCATGTCAACCTGGAACGATGCGGTGTTGCCGACGAGGTCTACCGTCAGTGTGCCGAGTCGGACGCTACCTGTCATGGGGTAACCCTCTCAGTGCGTGGCGCAGATCGTCGATGTTGGGCGCTGCCGCGTCGATTTCGCGCCGCGGCGCCAACGGCATGAAATCCGCCGGCGTGAACGGCTCGGGGCGGCGCTTGGCGTCGCGGTTGGCGTTGGCGATGACGGCCGCGACGATGCCGGCGCGCAGGTCGGCGCGGGTATCGCCCCACGGCTCGACGGCATAGAAATCGAGCCAGTCGGCGAGCTGCGGACCGGTGATGGCCTGCATCAGGTGGTCAGGGTGCGGATAGCCGAGGGCGAGCGTCAATCGGTAGACGACGCGTCGCCACTCGGGCCACCGGACAAAGGGTCGGGCGTCTCCTGCGCGGCCCCCAGGCGGTTGACGCGCACGGCCACGTCGTGCAACTGGCCGAGTACCGCGGCGTTGCGGCGGCCGATGTACGGGGCGTCGGCATCGGCGAAAATGCGCTCGCCGTGCTCATCGCACAGGCACATCGCCAACAGCAGGTTGCGCGCGACGGCCGGATCGACCACATCACCGCGCAGCGCCTGGTAGTAGCGCACGGCTTCGTCTCCACTCATCGGCCGCACGTAGACGGTGCAGTCCCACGCCGGCACCGTGACCTCTTCGAGCGGCAGGTCGTCGGCCTCCAGGATTTGAGATCGCAGATCCACGCCTTACGCCTCCACCACCGCGCCGGTGACGCGGAACTGCACGGTGCCGGCGAGCACGCTGTCGACGCCGCCCGAGGTGCTGAAGCTCTTGACCAGCGCGTCGAAGGTCTGCGTGTGCGCATCCGGGTAGGTCAGCTTGATGCTCTTGACCGTGCCCGCGGCCTTGGCCGTCTTGAGCGCAGCTTGCCCGGAATCGCCGAAAATCTGGTTCAAGTCGATCTGGAAGTTGCCGAAATCCTGCAGGCCGAGGCGGTACTCCTTGGCCGTGCTGCGGATGTGCGTGACGTCGATCTCGTTGGCCTGGCCATCGAGGCCCGACCACGATTTGACCTCGCCGATCTCGGTGTACGTCTGCGGGGTGGCGGTGCCGCCGCTGGTATAGGTGGTGTAGCTGGTCGAGTCGACCGCGATGGCGAACGTGTTGGTCGTCTTGAACTGCACCACGGCGGTGACGCCGTTGAGCTCGGTCATGCCGCCGATGCTCGCCAGCGTGACGACGTCGCCGTTGGCGAAGCCATGCGCGGTGGCGGTGATGATTGCCGGGTTGCCCTTCGAGATGGCCGAAATCGATTTCGCGCCGCCGGTGCCGGTGGCGATGGCGAGCACGGTTTGCTGGGTCGGGACTGCGTTGCTCATGGGGTACCTCGGGGTGGTGCGCTCAGCCGTGCCAGAGCACGAGATCGAGCGATACGCGGTAGGTGTCGCTCTCGGGGTCGTAGTCGTCGGGCAGGTCAAACTCACCGGCGACGACAAATGCGGTGCTCGCCCGCATCGCCGCGCGCGCGCTGTCGGCGAGCGACTGCGCGGCGGCGTAGGTGGCGGCCCAGATGTCGATTTGCACGCGCGTGCGATGCAGGCCACTCGGCCCGCGCACGTGGTAATCAGCCTCGCCGGCGATGGCCTGCCAGGCGATATATGGCTCGACAGCCCCCGGCGGGCCGATGAGCGGGTAAACGCGCCCGCTCGCCAGCGATTGCAACGCGGCGTAGATGTCGGTGCCGAGGGTCAAGTCGTGTTACCTTTTGGGCGTCAACTCAACAGGAGAGCGCACGTGGAATTCATCGTCATTCTTTGGCTCGTCATGTCGATTTTCTGCGGCTGGATCGCGTCGCAGAAGGGGCTGTCGTTTCTCGGCTGGATGCTGCTCGGGCTGCTGCTGTCGCCGCTGCTCGCGATTGTTGGGCTGATCGCGGTTCCGTCACGCCTGGCGCCGGCGGCACCGGCATACGATCCGCACCATCGCCGCCACCAGCCGCAGCCAGGGGAAGGCGTCAGCATCGCTGACCTGCCTCCCCGCAATGATATGGGATTCCCCGACCTGCCGCCGCGCTGATAGCGTCCCCACCGAGGCCATCCGGGTCGGACGGCGCGTCGTCGTCCGGCTCGCCCGGCTCGTAGGGGCAATGATCGTCGTCCCAGGCCATCACGCCAGCGGCCCGCCGGGGCCGCCCGCGCGCTTGATGCGCGCCCACAGCACCGCCTTCATGCGCTCGACGGCCGCGCCGGCTTTGTTTTCCAGCGCCGGCCGCAGAAACGGCTGTTTGTTCATTTTCTTGGTGCCGAACTCGACGTAGCGCCAGTAATACGGGCTGACGACCTTCAGCGTTTCGCGCTTGAGCGTCGG